CCTCTTCTGCCTAGCAGACAGAAGGTCACGAGCGCGTACACTACCGATTCCTCGGCAGATGTCCAAGAAGTTGTCATCACTTGGACGGCGCCACTTGTAACCAGGGATGTCTGAATCGGCAGTTAGTAGATGACCAGCAAACTCTGCTAGCACACTGGAATGTGTGCCTTTAGATGGGTTGATTTCCACCCCAAATGAGGTCATCAATTTCACATAAGCCGCTGCAAGTCCATCGTCAAACACTGCAATGTCATCCCCGAGTAGCACATAGCTATCCCAGGGCAGACCCATCTCGGCAATCAAACCGAGGAGGACCGCATGGTGAGACAATGCAAATTCAGCGAACGAAGGGTAGGTACCCAGAGGTTGACCCTGGGCCCAACTATAAGATTTAGGTTGGTAGTGTTCCATCATATATTGAGTGTAGCGTTGGTATTCATCAGCCCATTGCTGGACTGACAAACCCTTCGCAGATGGCCTGCCAAGCCACCGTTCCGCCCCCAGTCGCATGGTTAAAAACGGGTCTAATCCCGAAGGATCATCCCACGACTGGTCTCTGAAATACCTATCAGAGTACTCAGGGAACACTTTCTTCAACGACGGTTTGTCCAGGAAGTGACCAAACTCCCTGTAAGGTAGAACCCACCGACCTCGGGCGAGGTCGTCCATAAAACTGGTAAAAGGCTCACCAACAAATCGTTGGAGTAACCCTTGGCTTAAGAGTCTTGGGAATGAGTCTGTTGCCGATGTAAGGTCAACAGATGACACGCGGTTACAAGCCGCGAGCTCCCCTCGAACTTTCCTTCGTCCCTCTTCTTGGTCAAAGGTGGCATCCATAGGCAGCTGACGAAGCTGCTCAAAAAGCCAGTCACCCAAAGGGGTGAGTGCTTTTTGAATCAACCTGCGAGGGTTGGCTATGAACCTGGCTTTATAGCCAGGCTCCGGGATACAATGTATACTCCCGACGATAAACTCGCCAGAGGTATACAACGCGTCTGCTGTAACAACAGACCCGCCCGGTGTCCGATAACCGATGTAATCCCTTTCGGATGCATCTGGAATCCAATGTGCCATCGCTTCCCCTAAAATTCTTTCGAAGATTAAAGGCTGATTTAGAATCAATGGCTCCAGACCCTCGAAGTCGAGCACCCCTTGGTCCTCTCGTCCGAATTCCAAAGGTCCCACGAGGGACCTCCGGACTGGACTAAAGGAGTAGTGGTAGATTGGTAAAATCTCCTCTACCAGGGATGTATTAGGATGCAGACCATAGACGGACTGCAATACATCAAGCCCGCGAAAGAAGACATTCTTGTCTTCCGAAGACGCTGCATAAGTCACTTTCGTGACTTTTGTTGTGAACTTGTCCCATGCAGATTTTGGAATCTGCTGGAACTTGAATTGGCTGTAAACCGACAGTGCATTCCAAGCACTGAAGGCATCCTGCTCAGATAGGCGGAATATATACCGCCATGGGCCTTTGGGTGTCCCATCCCGGTGGTAAGCAATGCCACCGAGTTTCAGTGTTTCCACTGATTTCAGGCGATCTCCGCTTAGAAAGCAGAGGAGAGCCTGTCGATACGCTTTTAGGCGCTTGACAGTCCATTCTTCGCCACTCTTGGAGGCCCATCTTTCGATGTCCTCTAACAACGGTTTCACAGGGCCAGCCGGTAGAAAAGCTCGCATTCTGGGTAGACACTGTCTGTCCAGCTGGTAAGCCAAGCCTTGCTCCTTTCGGATGTCGGCGACAGGATGCTACGCGACCAGCG